CGATGCAGTTTTCAAAGTTTAGGCTCTTGCCATGACTTGGAAGGAGAAAGATCTTGAGTCAATTTGACTATTTGCGCTATCGCGAGTTCTCTAAGAAAGACAATTCTATTGTCTCTCTTGGGAAGAACGAGATTTGGAATAGGTCAACTGGTACCAAAGTTTACGATGGTCCAGCTGGCCCTACCGGATCTCTTTCTCCTGGTGAGACTCAGAAGACATGGGATGAAACCCATGGTAAGCCACCCTATTATACGGGTGGCCCCTTCTTTTCTCTCAGGACTCTCGAAGGCACAAAACCGTCTGGAGTTTGTAGAGTCTCCACTGGAATACGCAATGGACCCTTGGGTGGGTTCATTGGTCCGTTTGACCAGTATGAGATTATCTACATCGGAAACTTTATAAGTGATCCGATTTCGTATGGCACTCAGAGCATACCAGGAATGAGTATCACTCATCCTGACCAGCATGATGCCAACGTTAACCCAGATGATCTTTCTAGTGTCGGGAACCGGGCGTGGTCTAAGCTACGTCCGAAAGTTGAGATCGGTACGGTCTTTCAAGACGTTTACGAATTGAAAGATGTGCCGGGGATGCTACACACTACCTCAAAAGGTTTCCATGATATATGGAAGTCTATTGGGGGTGGCAGCTCCGGTAGTCTCAAGTTTTTTAAGGAGAACTATAGAATGTTCCCCAAGAAGACTGGAGATCACTATCTCAATGTCCAATTCGGTTGGAAGCCCTTCGTCCAAAGTATCAACAACGTTTTAGACGTTGTTGTCAACTTTTCCGATCATGTTGCTAAATTAGAAAAGCAAAATGATCGGTGGATGCAGCGCACGTTCCACGAACCTTCTGTTTCCTCAAGCGACGTAGTTTATTCGGTTGCAGGCTTAAACAACAATGGTTGTACGCCTGCGATGACTAACTACTCCTATGTGGCTGACTACTCAGGTACTCAGACTCTTTTTCGAGATAAACTCGTTGAGATCTGGTATTCTGGGTCGTTCAAGTTCTATAGGGAGGAATTCGATACAGGTCTCCAGTCGGGTTACCCGACTGTCCGGAGTATTCGTCAAATGACGACTCTCCTTGGAGCAGAGATTAACCCTGTGAACCTGTATAAAGTCATGCCTTGGTCGTGGCTGGTAGACTGGTTTGCCAATGTCGGTGATGGAATTCAAAGATTCCAAGACATGGCAACCGGTTCCGTTGCGGCAAGGTACATGTACCTCTGTCGTCACTCAGTCGACTCACTTAGGTATAACACCAAGTGGTCTGACCGAGTTGGCACTCCGTTTGAATTTAATTTCACGAAGCTTGCCGAGACGAAATTGAGGGTCGGGTCGCAAGATCCTTTTAACTTTGCCTTGGTTCCTGGTGGATTGTCCCCGGGCCAATTAAGAATCCTAGCTGCTCTCGGTTTAAGCCGATTGCCCTAGGATCCATCGACCATTGGGATCAACCTTGCAGTGCTCGGAAAACACTGTAAATGCCAATGGTTTAACTCCAATTAGGTTTCTGGAGGTTAACCACTTATGTTTACCGATCCACAATCTGTGACTATCAATTCTGTCGCTAAGTCGCTGCCTCGTATCACCACTGGTGATATGCAAGCAGTTTACGAAAACAATGATCAGACCTTCAAACTGGAGATCTCCCATCAGGAGACCAAACAGGGAAGAGTCCGGTCAAATGTTAAGTTGACTCAGCGAAAGGTTGTTACGGATCCCTTGACTAGTGCAAGTGATTACGACAACCTTGTCATTTCTCTTGTTTTCGATCGACCCGGTTACGGGTTTACCGAAACAGAGCTTGACCAGTTGAGAGCCGGCTTATTTAGCTGGCTTGACTCGACTGCTACTGCTAAGCTCTTTGGACGTGAGTCCTAAGAAGTTCTCCTCTTCTTCAAGAGGTGAGACTTAGCTTTTGCTGTAGAGTCTACAGTTTTGTGGGCTGCTCTGCAGAGGTGAACATACGTGGCTTGACACTTTACCCCCAGATATGGAGGGAGTGTGAAAAGCAACGCAAGTAACCATCTGGACCTAGTACACGCTGTCTATTTTGATGCGTGTGCAAAGTGCATCGCTGACGTCTCTGATTTACGTGACCTCGAGACTATCGAGGCACGAGTCGAAGAAGAGGGTTTTTCGTTTCTTACGATTACCCTTCCCGAATTTTGTAAGATCTTCGAAAGAAGTCTACAAGTCGGGACTTTTGACCCAGCTGCCTTTTCTATCTTTCATAGATATAAGAGGACAGGAGCGCTCCCCGCTTTTATGCGAGGTTTGCTCGGTCAGATCTTCGACAGTGAGACTGGGAGGTTGTTAGATGAAGTTTATCCCCCTACAATTGAAGCGGTTCGGCAGATTTGCCTCCTCTTCAAAAAAGTGGAGATCCAGTGCACTCCTGAAAGGGAGAAGAAGGCACTGGATAACTTCGTTCAAGTTGAGCAGCTTAATGAGCTTTTTGAGCTCCGAGAAGAATCAAGATCTGATTTTCAGATTGTTTCTTCTTTGCTGTGGGACGACATGTTGGTTGGTTTACAACCTTCAGCGTTTGTCCCGCGGCATGGTCCCGGAGCTACTGCCGAGGGAATACGTGGGAATTCCAAGTATTCCTGGCAGCGATGGCACGAGCGGCTCGAACCTTATTTTCCTTTCTTTAATATGTGCTATTCTTATAGCGCATATGGAGAGGAAGCGTTCGAGATAGTAACGTTCGTTCCAGAACAAGATGAACAACCGGTTAAGGTTACTCTTGTTCCAAAAACGCTCAAGGCCCCACGCGTCATTGCTATAGAACCTGTGTGCATGCAATATGCACAGCAGGCTGTTCAGGATGTGCTAGTCGCGCATCTTGAACGCTATGTGTTGAGTTCTGGTCATGTAAATTTTACAGACCAGAGTATCAACCAGAGCCTGGCTTTGACGTCTTCGAAGACAGGTCAGTTTGCGACAATTGACTTGTCTGATGCTTCTGATCGAGTTTTACTCGATCTAGCAGCGATCATGTTTAAGTCAAATCCCATATTATGGGATGCGATTTATGCATGTCGTTCGAAGGCTGCGATCTTGCCGGATGGGAGAGTTATCTCCCCCCTCCACAAGTTCGCTTCGATGGGTAGTGCTCTCTGTTTTCCAGTAGAAGCGATGGTGTTTTACACTATATGTGTAATCGCTCTGCTGAAAAGTAGAAACCTCCCATATTCCTATGCTAACGTTTATGACGTTAGTAGGGATATCTTTGTGTACGGCGACGATTTAATCGTTCCGACACAGGATGCGATCGTTGTTCTTGATTACCTACAGAGATACCACTGTAAGGTAAATACCTCTAAGACTTTCGTTGCCGGAAGGTTCCGAGAGTCCTGCGGGGTAGACGCTTATGATGGTGAGGAGGTTACACCAACCTACCTACGTCATTTGCGTCCTAAGAACAAGCAGCAAGTGCGTCAGCTCATTAGTTGGGTAGCAACGGCCAATTCCTTTTATTTGAAGGGTTATTGGCGCGCTGCTTCTCTCATGTTTTGCACATGTGAGAGGATACTGGGGCGTTTGCCCTATGTCTCCCCACTTAGCTCCGCACTTGGCAGAGTATCCCTGTTGGGATACCGTTCCATCGATGGATGGGATGGTAAAACCCAATCTTTCAGATTGAAAGGTTGGGTCCCGACTACTGTCTACCGCAGTGACAATGTAGACGGTTACTCAGCGCTTCAAAAGTGTCTTCTCTCTCTGGAGAGACGCACGAATAATATCGTGGGCTCCCCAGAATTTGAGAGAGGCGCTTTTGATGCCCTCGGTAGACGGAGGATTTTTCCTCAGTCTATTGATAAGGGGCATTTAAGCAGATCTGCACTGCGCGGCGCAGTCGCACTTAAACGCCGATGGGTTCCGGCCACCTAGGCCGGGCGAGGGTCTTCCCTTAGGAGAGTG